ACCGAGTCCAAAAAGCCTTGGGCTTCCATATCGTGATACTCTTCTAATAAATTATCTATGTCGTTATTAGTCATGTCTTTCATACTTTGTGTTAAATCATAACTACATTTCATTTTTTCTTTTAAAATACGAAAACCTTTAATTATAGCTCCCATCCACACACGAGCGTTATGAAACAAATCATCACCTGTTAATTCTACACTAGGGGGTAACGAATATTTAAAGTAAGAGGGAAATCCATGTATAAATCTACCCTCAGCACTATTGTAATATCGAAATTTAATAGTGCCGGAGAACATTCCTTCTTCTCTTTTAACTTCGGAGAAATCAAAAACGAATCCTCTTCGCCACAGCGCTCTAATATCGGCTATACCGTCAGTGCGCATAACGCTCTGAATATTCATAAAAGAATTAGTTGTTGCTAATATAGTATGACTATTAAAAAATTTGGTGTCTTTTAATTTGGCTTCTGCACAATCCAAAGGTAACTTTACTGAAGAAACCATGTTAATCATTGTTCTCCATTGACTCACTCCTTTTTGTCCCACATCATCCATAAAAAACACATCTTCATTATTATAACTATCATAAAAATCCCTTCCTTCGTTAACATCAGGTACTAAATGTCCATAACAACTCCAACCTAATGAGGAAACTACCTGATTTAAAAAGATAGATTTTCCCACATTAGGCGGACCTTCAAATACAAATAAATTAGGCTCTTGTCTAGAGGTATCTAAATTAGAGCGAACTATTTTCATAAATCTCTCCCATTTATCGCATTCATCTTTAACAGAACCACACTTTCTTTTCCAATCTGACAAAGTGGAACATTCTTCATATTTTTTATTTATTTGTAACGCCACTTCACAGAAAGAGAATTTCAAAAGTTTCTTTTGATCCTTTTCAGCCTCTATTCTTAAGCCATTCATTTTGTTTAGTATTAGGTGTTTGTCTCCAAATCCCAAATACGAAAAACATCTCATAGTTAAATCCTTTAATTGCTGACCAGCTCCAAATTTATCCAATATAAAAATTAAAAAATTTTCTAATTTTTCAAATAACTGATGAATTAATGTAAAATCATCAGATATTTTTACGTTAGTAAATAACTGTAAGTGTTTAAGTAAGCTTTGCACACTAGCTGGAAAATATGGATATAATCCGGCTAAGACAACACTTTCTACTCCTTCTGCTGAGAAATGATCAACAAGTGCATACATACTTAAAATAATATTAATAAATTGATCTATTCTCCTTCCTCCAAAATCAGAAGAAAAGCTACT